TGCCAACTCAGGATTAAAACCCATCTCCATGAGCTTCGCAATATTCGCGTCGTTATTTGAGACAGGATTGGTCGCCGGATTCACTGTAGGTGCCGGTGTCGCCACTTCTGATGCCGGATTATCCTGCTCCACCTGCTCCTCCACCTGCTCCGTCCGTGGTCGATTCTGCCGCTCCAGCTGCTCAAATATTTCAGCTACCGGTTTTTTTAGCAGAATCAAATCTTTAGGATCTACATGTAATATATTTTTAGAATCCGGATCTGTTGATTTGTTTTGAATAATATGCACTACCAAAAGTCCTTTTTCTTTCGTCGCGTCATGTTCCGGTTTTAATAGCACACCAACCTTACCACCATTCTTAGAATTAGGTCTAATTTTAACTATGTCTCCACCATCAAAAAATATGAGTTTTAAATCTTCCTTATTTAAAGAGAAAGTGGTTCCATATTTATTAGGATAGTAATCTACTTCGACTTGTTTATCACCCGGGTTTGGAGTTCTCATCACCTGGTATGGTTGGGTATCCCCCTCTTCCATTACTCTGTCTCCCGAATTTAGGGACATATTTGAACCTGTTGCTGACAAAGGTAGTGATACATTTTCAAAAGTGGTCGACTTCAGTCGGTGATCCACTTCCCCATTATCGAAAAAATTAGAAACTTCAAATTTCATCTTGGTAAGTTTATCAGAATTTTCGAAAAATCTACCATTAAATTGTAACGATAACACCTCATACTCATTTTGGAATATCCTCCCAGTCAACACACCAAATCCGGTGGTAGTTCCTGTCTCATTTTCCCATTTTACTACATCAGTAGCATTTAATGTATCAGTTTCTAGTCTTTCGGGATTTTCTTCTTCTGAAGTAAATTTATCACCTGAATATGAAATAAGATTCGATTTTTCAAAACATGTAATTAACGATCTAGTTTTTTCGATCTCATCCAGATTCTCTATATATAGAATAACATACCAGGCATTATGTTCTTTACAGATTTTTCTCAATTCATCTAACGTAATTTTTTGCTGACCCTTAACTGATGAACGTCCCTTATTGAATTTAATTATATTAGATATGACTGCTCCTCTTATACGTATAATTTGTTCTATATGGGCATCTAGAAAGTCAATGTATGTATGATCCATGGTCTCGGCATAAACTAATGTTTTTTTTACGAGAGCTATATCTTCTTTTAACTTGATGACCTCATCCTTACAAAAGTTATTCATTTTGGTCAGATATTCTCTTAGTTTGATATCAACCTTAGCATCCCTGAACTTATTCTTTGGGAATCGCTTTACGAACGCCGACTTGAACCTGTTTAAACCCCCTTGTTGAGTCCTTAATTTGCGTTTTGTTTTTTTAACGCGCCTTTTACTCATTTTACTCTTACCCATTATTTATAATATAACATAGATTTTTTTTTTTTTAATCACAATTATTACTAATAGGTGCCAAACATAATTTAATATCCCCGATACTGGCAATATTATATTTAATAATTAATGGATAATCATTTTTAATGTAAATATTAATAATATTACATAAGTTTGTACATTTAGTAAATAATATTAAATATTTTAATGAATAAATACCTTGAATAGGATATTCAGATGTTTTACATGATGTAAATTGAATACCATTATCAGTTTCACCTAAAACAGTTTCTTGTGAAGCAAAATCACCATTACATGATAACATTAATTTATTGCCTATACTTTTAATTTCAATTTTTTCAGAAATATTAATCATATCTCTAATAATTTTTTGGAAATCTCCTGATGGGAATGTTAATTCAGTATCAAATTCAGCAGGTGGAATATTAATATCTTTTTCTTCTATATCTAATAGATTTAATTTATAAGTTGTTTGAGAATTTTTCTCATCATTATGAATTTTAATACCTAATTCATTTTCATTATTTTTCTCCATAAATAATGTTAAAGTATCATTATTAGACATTGTTTTAATAAGTTTGTATAGATTTAATAGATTTAATCCAATATTAATTTTTTTAGAACAAAAAAAATATTCAAACTTATCTTCAAAAAGTTTCATATGAACTAAAACGTTTGCAGTAGAATCCATAGCCATTAATTTAATTCCTTTATCTGTAATTGTAAAATTAGCATCAGTAAGGATCTCTTTTAATGATTCAATTAATATTCTTATGGCACCTGTTTGAACTGTTTTTATATTAAAAATATAGTTTTCTTCAGACATAATTATATATAACTATAATATTTCTCTTTAAATATTAAAACGAGGAGCAATTGACATTGTTTGTAATTCTTGCATAAGTAATTTACAAGAATATGGTATATTTACTTTATGAATATTACTATAATTATTACAACTTTTACATTCATATAAATTCTTTTCTTTATTTGCTGAAGCTATTAATCCACATTTATTACATATAAATACACTAAAATCATCTGATAGTTTAATCATTCTTTCATATAGGAAATGAGAAGCACCATGAGCAATCATACAATCACGTTCCATTTCACCAAATCTTAAACCACCATATGATGCCCTACCTTCAGATGGTTGTCTTGTTGCTGATACTATAGGTCCAGTAGATCTAGAATGTATTTTATCACTTGACATATGTTTTAATCTTTGATAATATGTAGTTCCCATAAATATACTTGTATGAATTTGTTCACCAGTCTTACCATTATATAATATATCATTACCATGTTTATCAAAATTATAATGTGTTAAAATATTTTCTATATTTCTTACATTAACCTTATCAAATGCAGTTCCATTACCTAAATTACCTGTCATACAACACGCCTTACCTAATATTGTTTCGAATAATTGAGCTATAGTCATTCTACTAGGAACAGCATGAGGATTAATTATAATATCTGGAACAATACCATCTTTTGTAAATGGCATATCTTCTTGATCATAAATCATACCAATAGTTCCTTTTTGTCCATGTCTAGAAGATACTTTATCACCAATATTGGGATATCTATGTTCTCTAATTTTAACTTTACATATTTTATATCCTTCTGAATTATTATTTACATAATGACTATCAGTGAAACCTTTTTCATTTTTTCTTACTGAAGTGCTACTATCAATATATTTATATTTATCATCTTTATTTTTATTAGGAATTACTTTACCAATGATAATATCATTATCATTTACAGGAATATTCTTATCAATAAATCCATTACCATTAATTTTATCATAATTATATGGTTTAGGGAATAGTAAATTAGATTTTTCAGTTCTCATGAATTTTTCTTCTTCACCAGATATTTGATTTTTCTTTTCTTCATCTTTATAAGTTCTGTAAAATGTAGAATTAAATAATCCTCTATTTAATGCATTTCTATTAAATATAACAGAATCTTCTTGATTATATCCGGTCCATGTAGCAATAGCAATTACTACATTTATTCCACTAGGTAATTTATTAAGATTTAAATAACTAGAAATCTTTGTATCAACCATTGGTTTTTGTGGATAAGATAATATATTAGTAAATGTATCATATCTTAATTGAAACTTAGTTGTAGGGACTCCTACTGCTTGTTTACCCATAGCAGATTGATATGTATTTCTGGGTGCTTGATTATGATGAGGGAATGGAATACATGATGTTAATAATCCTAAAATTAATGAAGGATGTATTTCAGAATGTGAATATCTTTTATCATTTATTTCATTTGGACGAGTTGCACATAATATATTTTGTGATTCATATACATCAATATATTCAACTGGACATAATTTATTCCTATCAATACTTATTACTAAATCTCTCCATTTATATTCACCATTAGTTATTTTATGATGATAATAATTATTATATATTAATTTATTATTTTTAACTTTTAATAAAGGTCTAATAACTCTTCCGCCATCAGTAAATATATATATAATTCTATTAATATTATTCATAGAAATAGAACTATGAATATGAATTAAACCCATATTTCTACAATATTTGAAATCATTTATTAAATATCTATAATTATTAGTAAAACCAATCCATTCACCATTTATAAATACTTTAAGATAATCATTCTTATTCATTTTATAAATATCAAAATTATCAAATGTAATAATATATTTATTAATAATTTCTCTGATAGGTTTTGAAGATACCTTACTTGTTATTTCACAAGTCATAGATAGATTTTTAACAATCCCTACAGATTGACCTTCTGGTGTTTCACTAGGACACATATAACCCCAAGCAGTTGCATGTAATTTTCTAGGTGGGATTAATTTACCATTATCTGAATTAGGTGTTTGAACTCTTCTAATATGAGATAAAGTACTTAAATAACTTAATCTATTTAATACTTGAGAAACACCTTGTTTATTTACATTCATTTTTAATCCCCAATTACCTGTAGCCATCGAACTTTTTAAACTATTTTCAATATAATTTGATTTAATAATCTTATGAATATTTATATCATTAATAATATCATTATAATTTTTACTAATATTCCATATACCAGAATTAATTTCTTTTGTAATATAATTTTTAATATCTTTAGTAATTTTATTAAAACATTGATGTGTGAGAGATCCTAATAATGGACCGATACAATCAATTCTTTTATTTAGATAAGAATCTCTATCATCAAAATCTATAACATTTAGATAACATTTTAACAATTTATTAACCATATATCCTGTAAAATATAACTTAGATAAATCAGAATTTAAATGTGTTAAATAATCTTTTAATACATGTTCTCTAATATATTTAATTTTCTTTTCATCACTTAAACTATATATACTATTATTAATATATTTACTAATATATTTAATTGCTTCAAATTCAGATACAATACTTGAACCTTCTTCAATAGATAAATGTAATATTTTAATAAATTGAGTATCTAATTTAGATCCATCATTATCAATTATAAAATGAACAATTTCTTTATCATTTAAACAACCTAATGCTTTGAATAATATAAATAATGGAATTTCTTGTTTTAAATGAGGTAATGAAACTCTTAAATAATTTTCATAAATATTATCTTTTTTAGTGATCTTAATACTAGACATTCGAGGCATATAATAATCTTCTTCTTTAACAGTTGTTATTTCACAAACATATGTATATTTAGAAGAGGTTTTCTTATTTTGAAATACTTGGGGAATATTATAAACCTTTCTTTCTTGTGAAATAATTACTTTCTCATTACCATTAATAATTGAATATCCACCATAATCATATTCACATTCATCATTATATAATGTATCATTTAGAGTACAATATTTAGATCTTAATAATATAGGAATACTACCAATTAATATATTTTTGATAGTTTTCTTTTCTAATTCAATTTCTATGTCATTTTCATTAATGTAAATAGTTGATTCAAAATCAACCACAATACTAGCTAAATAACTATAATTTCTTAAACGCGCTTCATTTGGTTTCATTAAATTGGAATATCCATCATTCTCTGTAGTAAATGGTTTTCCAATATTAACATTAGAAATATTTATAATTATTTTTTTAACTTTATCAGATTCAAAGTTCATTTGAATCGGAAAGTAATTAGAAATAATATTTGGTAGGATTTTTTCAATAAATTCATTATAAGATTTTAATTGATGACTTACTAAGATATTCTTTTGATTGAAGTAACATTTAATAATCTCATCAATGTTTAAATCCATATTTTTTTTTATAAAAAAATCTATTATAAAAATCAAATTTATATTTAGTATTATTATATCTTTATATATTTAAAGATATTTAATAATTATAAGAATAATATGAATGATCAATGGCCTATAGATACTATGATAAATGACTTAAATGATATGAAAGATGAATTACACAATATAACAGATGATTTAGATAATATCACAGTTGAATTAAATAATATAACAAATTATGATAATACTATATATAATGTTTGTAGAGTAATATTTTATGTTCCTATTGTATTTATTGGATCATTGATAGTATCCATTACATATGATTATATTACTTTTAATGATAAAGATATAAATAAAAAATTAGATTAATGATTTAATATTATCATCAAATGAAATTGATTCAAAAATTTGTTTTTGTTTATAATTTAAATTATATTCTTTTAATAAATGTTGGGCTAATTCAGGATATATATCATATGTATTACAAAAATTATATGCATCTAGTATATTTTTCTTAACTTTTAATATAGTATTATTATTATTTATATTGTATTTTTGAAAATAATTATCAACTAATGACATTAATAATAATGAATTTAATATTTTAAACTTATGAATTATTAAATTATTTTCACTAGATATTGTTAATATTTGTTTTAATATAATATCAGGTTCAGTAATTCTATTATCAAATTCAATATTTAATTTTAAATCTTTACCAAATAAGAAATTTAAAAATTTACTATATTTATCACTAACTTTATCAGTGTTATCAAAACTGACAATTAATTCACATAATCTATTAATATTTAAATGTTCTTCTTTATTTAATTTAAAACAATATCCAAAATCATATATAATTATTTTATGTAAATTTTTTTTCTTTTCATCAGATACTTTCCAATTAAATTTGTGAAGATCACCATGATTATTATTAAATATTAATAAATTATTCCTTACAAATAAATATAATGAATATATTATTTTAGATTTTTTATATTCACTTAGATCTAAATCATCTAAACAATGACCCTCTACATATTCCATTATTATAATATCATCAGATACTTTTAATAATTTAGGTATAATAACATAATCATTCTCTTCATATATATTATAAAAAGATAATATATTATTAGATTCATTTATAAAATCAGATTGTTTATAAAAATCTTCTAAAAATAATATTAAATCAAATGGAAAATATTTATAGAAAAATCTATTAAATATTTTTATTTTATAAATAATTGCGAATATATATTTGAATAGTAACATTTGTTTATCTATATTAGGATGTTTTACTTTCATAACACAATAATCATTCGTTTTAATATCTTTTACCTTATATACTTGTCCAATACTTCCTGATCCAATTACATCTATTATTTTATAATCATTATAAATATTTGTTTTAAATTGTTTTTCATATAAATATTTAGTATATTTTATATCATGTATTTCATTATTTTCATAAACATCATTAAAAATATTTAAAATGTCTTTATTAATATTATTTTTCTCTAATAGAGGGATTAACCATTGGACACATTTAGTACATATACATCCACAATCATTTATATATTTCCTTATTAATTTAATATTTTTAATATTATATTTTTTAGTATAATCATATTTCTTTTTAACATAAAATGAAAATAATATAAGCTTTCCTAAACAAAATATGAATTTAAACATATATATATATATAAATTAATAATAATATTCTATTGTATAAACTTATTAATTAATTTAATTAAAAAAATATATAAGATTATGTTTAAATAATATAAATATAATATAAATAAGATTAATATGTCTCAACTAGAAAGAACGATAAAAGATCTAATTGTATTTTATGTTAAAGAAAATTATAATAATTATTTATTAGAACATAATTTAACATATATACAAGGTGACGAATTAAATAAAGTTATTAATGAATTGTATGATTCTAAAAAACAACATTTAAAAGGATTTTTAAAGGATTCATTAAAAAAATTATTAAAAGAGGATTATCCTGGAGATTTAACTATTAATAATATATGTTATGAAATATTTGAAGATGATGAATTATGTAAAAATAGAATTTGTGTTGAAATAAAGATTCATCAAGAAAATAATATATAATATATTATATAGTATTATGACTACATCTAATATATCTAATAAAATCACAATAAATCGTAAAATAAAATCACCTAAAAGATTTAATAATTTATCTAAAGAACTTAAGAAAAAAATCAAATTATCTAATAGATTCACTGATAAATCTACTGATAAATCTACTGATAAATCTACTGATAAATCTACTGATAAATCTAAAGATCTAAAATTAAATAATAGTTTAAAAAAAATTAAATTATCATCATCTAATAAATCCAGGTCAAATAAAAAAAGTAGTTTATTCATTCCAACTAATTTAAGTATAACAAAAGAACCATCTAAATCCAAACCTATTAAAGAAACTACTGAAAATATAGATTCATCTGTTAAACCTAATATAGATTCATCTGTTAAACCTAATATAGATTCATCTGTTAAACCTAATATCAAAGTATCAGTTAAACCTAATATTAAAAAATTATCTAAGAAGAGGATAAGGAAAACAACAAAAAATAAAACAATTTCTGTTAAATTAAATAATAATAAAGCTAAAAAAGAAAAAGAAATATTAGATATTGTTAATAAATTTGAGAAAATGAATATTAAAGAAATTAAAGATTTTTTAAAAACTAAAGGTATAACTACTACTAATAAAAATAAATCTAAACTATTACCATATATTTATCTATTAACATGTGTAGATGATGATATTAATATTATTAAAAAATAATTTAATCAACATTATCATCATTGTTATTATCTGGA